TGGTGGACGTATTCGTTCAGCTCAGCTTCTGCACAAGGACACTTATGTTCTTGCAGAGCAACAGGCTATTCGTTCACAGACTCAGTACAAGCAAGAGTTCCTAAGCACTCTGTACACTGCTGATACTCTGTACGGTGTTAAGGTTTTACGTCCAGACGCAGGCTTCTCACTAGCTGTAAATGGCTAAGTAACAAACTAAGGGGCTTCCATAAGGGAGCCTCTTTTTTACTTTCGGGCCTTCGCGCCTTCTTATATAAACATAGGAAAACTATTATGTCCACACTAGCAATTGATGCAAATTCAAAACCAATCCAAGTTCTACGTCCAACCGCAACCGAGCGTAAATCTGTCTCAGGTTCCGCTGTCTCTGCTACTGCTGTATCGGAAGGTACGCGTGTTGTACGTCTTGTTTCTACTGTTGATGTACATTACACATTACAGGGTACTGCTACAGTCAACTCTACTCTCCTTCCCGCAAACGTTATTGAATACGTTCATGCAGTTACTGGCGATGTCTTTTCCTTTATTACTGGAGGCGCTTCAGGTAGCACACACCTCACGGCGATGAAGTAAGTCATGTACAGTTTAGGTGTAAACAGACTAGGTGCTACTAAGTCTTCTGGGGCCTTTGAATGGAACCCTTTAAACCTGTTTGCTAACAGCGAGCAGGGTGCTTGGTATGACCCTTCCGACCTCTCCACCATGAAACAAGTATCTGACGGCACAGTTGCTGCGGCTGTAGGCTCCCCTGTAGGCTATATTGAAGATAAGTCTGGCAAGGGTAACACTGCTATACAAGCTACTGCGAATGACCGACCTACCTTAAGAGAGGCAGGTGGTTTATACTACTTAGAGTTTGCAGGCGCTCAGGGTTTACAGACAGGCAGTGTAGACTTTACAGGTACAGACACAATGACAGTTGCTGCGGCCTGTAGAAAAACTGGAACAGGTAGCCAAGTTGTAGCTGAACTGTCTGCTACTATAAGCGGTCACAACGGCACTTTCCGTTTGTTTGCTGCTAACACGTTGTGGCGTTACTCCTCTAAAGGTTCAAACATAGTAAACGGAACAGGCACTCCTTTTAACTCTCCTACAACAAACGTGTTGTTAGGAACAAGTGATATAAGTGCTGACCAGTTGACCTTTAGAGTTGATGGTGACGATGAAGCTACTCCTACAAACGACCAAGGCACAGGAAACTATAACAACAAACCTATTAACATCGGCGCTAGAGCAGACGCCGGAAGTTTAGGATTAACTGGTTTTATCTACGGTCTGATTATTAGAAATACTGTCTCAAGTGCAGTCGACATCTCACTCATTGAAACTTACCTTGCAGGGAAATCAGGAGTATCTTTATAATGAATACTTATGCTACTATTATTGTAAAAGACTCTAGCAAAGCACAGGCTCAAGAAGTTATTTCTGAACTGTACGGTAACAGCGACGGCTTAAACCTTTTTAAAATAGAACTTAAAGGTTCTTTTAATCGCAAGTACTGGACAAGTTACGGCCCTTTTCTAACAGAAGAGTTTGAGGCTTTAGAGGCTTCTGGGTTGCCTTTTATTATAGAAGAAGGGCAAGACTATTCAGAAGTTTTTACTTCAAATAACTTTACAAAAGTTGTTACGGACAGCGATGACTAACTAAAAGGATTTAATCATGGTAGAGGAAACTAAAGAAATGTTAGATATAGCAGCAGTGTCAACAGGTGTGTTGTCCTTAGCTGCTTGGCTGCCACCAGTCGCATCCCTGTTCACAATTGTTTGGATGGGTTTACGCATTTGGGAATCAGACACAGTTATGGAACTTAGAGGAAGAAAGTAATGTCAATCATTCGTGCGCTTATAGCGCCTGTAACAACTATACTAGACAAGGTAATCCCTGACGCTGATACTAGGCAACGTATAGCGCACGAGATTGCAACACAAGCACACACGATAGCACAGGCACAGATAGAGGTAAACAAGGTTGAAGCAAAGCATGATAGCTTCTTTGTCGCAGGTTGGAGACCGGCTGTTGGTTGGACGTGTTGTTTGGGCATGGCCGGTAACTTCTTGGTTATACCGATGGCAAACTTTGCGCTTGCTTTATCCAGTTCTCCAATCACTATACCCCTTGTAGACTTATCTACTATGATACCTGTTCTTATGGGTATGCTTGGTTTAGGTGGTTTACGTACATACGAAAAGACAAAGGGAGTTAAGTAATGTCCAGAGGTGTGACTAACAACGGCGGTACTTATACCACAGGTACCGGTCAAGGTGGTAATAATAACTTCTCAGTATATGACAACAGTTATAACCCTTTTGCTGAGACAGGTTTACCTACTAATCAGGGTGGCAACAATCAACAAAGCAACCCCAACCCTACTCAGAACCAGTCAGGGGCAGGAGCGGTAGGGCAAGGCACTGGAAACTTTACTCCTTGGCTCAATGTTGACGAATACGACATGGGTGGTGTAGACCCCTTTAATACCTTTGACGAAGGACGTAGAGGCGTTCCTACTTTCCAAGAAATACGACAAGGTATTAACGACTTTATAGCAGGTGTACCAGAGGCCGCGTCTAATTTTATTCAAAAAACTCCTATATGGCAGATAGGTAGTGCAGTCTACGATGGCACATTAATGTCAGCCGCAGGAGATTGGTTAGGTTCTTGGCTAGACAGCCCTTGGAACCCTTTGAACTGGGAAAACGGTGACCCTCCTCAATGGTCAGTAGGTATGCAAGGAGTAGATGGGGGCGCTCCTACAACAATAGCTTCTGGCACATTTAACAGCGACAATCTATTAAATCAAGGTTACTCCCAATTAAATGGTAGTTATAGTCTAGCCAGTCAAGGCGCTGAAGTAGGCGACACAATTGTCACAACTGGTGGCGGCACTGTAACACTTGGTGGGCAGAATATGCCAAACCCTGGGGATGCGGGGTATATACATTATGGTACAGACCCTTTAAACCCTGAAGATTTAGACATACCCGCAGGTTCTTTCTTTAATTATCAAACTAATCAAATAGAAAGTATCCAAGGCGACCCTTACGCTTATCGTCGTGTTGACGCTAGTAATGCTTGGCTCAATGCCGGTATTAATGATTTACAACTTACGGACGAACAGTGGGCTAACGCTACGGAAGAAGAGAAACAAGCTAACTGGGAAGCACGTCAAGAAGCTGCAAAAGATATATATAACTTTGGTACTCAAGGTGCTGACGCTTTTGGCGCTATAAATAATATAGGTTTCGACAAAAATGTAAGTCTTTTAAAGGAAGCATACCTTAACGGTGACTATACTACACAAGACTTAGAACGGTATTATGATGGCTTACGTAGAAGCCAAGAAGGAGAAAGCACAAATTCAGCCGTGTTAGGAGAATACGAAGAATTACTAACGGATGCGGGTTATACCGAAGAAGAAATTTCTATCTTTTCAGATTCCTTTGAAGAGGAGCCTTTTGATTTACAAGGGGTCAGGTCTAAGGAAGGCGCGTTTGGTGTGTTTGAAAACGCAGTAGATAGTTTTTATAATGAGGATGCTGACTTAGGTTATAAGGTGTATGACCTGTACGACACTAAAAAGGAAGAACAATATACACAGACCTTTAGTGGCTTAGACGCTTTAATTGGAGGCGACACAGAAACTTTTAACGAAGCTTATTATGCGTTAGACATTGATACTCGAAACGCTTATTTAAGTAAGTTATTAGCTGACGGAAGTATTGACGAAGAGAGCTACAAACGCTCCGTTGTTTCAAACCTTGTTAAAGACGGTGCGGTTATAAGTCAACTAGAAGACGGCACGTATAGAACAGGTAATAACATATACGAAGACTATCGTGTACTTGAGTTCCCTGAGTTAGAAGATAAAGAATACACTCAAACAGAGATTAACTACGCCAGACACAACGGCTTAGACTTAGAAGCCGACTATGGTACGGATAGCCCTACTAGCTTTGCTCAAGGTTCTGACGAGTGGAATGAAAGGCGTGAACAGATAGCTCGTTTAGATGCAGGTAATGTTCGTTTTAGTTCTACAGTGGAAGGTCAAGAAATACCTGAAAAAGAAGAATGGTACGAAGGTGGTTTAGAAGATGAATTAAAGGGTGCTATTAAAACTGTAGGTTTAAACTGGCTAACTGGCGGTCTTTACTCTGGTACTCCTGCTGCTCTGAATATTTTAAAAGGAGAGGGCAACAGCGAAGATTGGAAAGCCATTGCTCCTGTGCTTTTAAAGTCTACTGGTGCCATAACGGAAGACACAGGCATTGGTCATCTTACTCCTGCTGAAACTATTGGTGCTGTTAATGCAATTATTGACCAAGACCTCATGGCCTTCGCTAGTGTAGTAGTTACAGATGAGTGGCTGACTTCATCATTAACAGACTTAGGTATCCCTGAAACAGTATCAAGCGACCCTGATTTCTTAGTAGGTCTAAAGAAAGCTACTACTACTTATTATAGTACTGGCTCTATTCAACAAGCAATGGAAGATGGTTTTGTTAAGTACATAGAGGAAGGCGGTAGTTTTGGAGACTTAGAACTTAATCTTAACGAAGGCTTTACTTTTGATTTTGACTTCCCTGTTGACTTTGATGTCGCTTGGCTAGAAGACACTATTAGAAATGTAGGAAGTTTCATTGATGACCAGAAGGATAATGTTGCTGATGCTATAGAACCTATTGTTGATGGAGCAGATGCTGTTATTGATAAAGTTGGAGACACAGTTGTAGACCCTGCTTTGGAAGTAGTAAAAGACACTGGTTCAATGATAGAAGACGTGGTAACAGACACTGGTTCTGCTATAGATGATGCTCTTATTGAACCTGTTAAAGAAGTAGTAGAAGATACTGGTTCAATGATAGAGGACGTGGTGAGAGACGCAGGTTCTGCTATAGATGACGCTGTTATCGAGCCTGTTAAAGAGTTTGTCGAAGACATAGACGTACCTAGTGTAGACGTACCTAGTGTAGACTTACCTAGTATAGACGTACCTAGTATAGACGTACCTAGTATAGACTTACCTAGTTTTGACTTAGACTTTGGCATGAATCAAGGTACTAGAACTACGAGCGCCCTCTTTGGTCGTGAGCTGTTTAAGTTTAAAGATAGAGACTTTAGCTTAGTAGAGCTTCTTACTCAGGATATGCCTAAAGAAAAACCCGAAGAAGAATTATATGATTTTGATGACGACCCCTTTGCAAGCACTTTTGATAGGAATGTATAATGACATATTTAGAAGCAATTAATAAAGTACTTCGTAGGTTGCGGGAGGATGAAGTAGCGTCTCCCAACACCAGCGCGTACTCTAAACTGATAGGTGAGTTTGTAAACGATGCTAAACGATTAGTAGAGGACACTTGGAACTGGTCAGACCTGCGTAAAGAAACAACTATACCCACTGTAGTAGGCCAACGTGCTTACACTTTAGTTGGCAGTTCTCAAATGTTCACAACTTTAGAAGTAACTAACAACACTGAAAAGTGTTTTGTAAACATGGGTACTCAACGTGAGTTACAGGAAGACAAGTTTATAAACCCTGCTGCTCAAAGTGTTCCAGATAATTATGTCTTTACTGGTTATAATGAAAGTGCAGGGGGCATGAATTTCCAAGTGTATCCTATCCCTGACAAAGTATACGACCTTACCTTTTTAACTGTTGACAGAAGTGATGACTTTACTACAGGTTCGGAAGTAATTGAAATTCCTTTTTTACCTATCGTTCAGTTTGCTCACGCCATGGCTGCTGAAGAACGTGGGGAGACTGGCGGAACTTCAAGTGCAACCTTGTACAGCATGGCTAAGTCTACTATGTCTGATGCTATTGCTATGGATGCAGGACGTTTCCCTACGGAGACAGTGTGGTATAGTATATGAGCCAACAATTACGTAATTTAACAGTAGCGGCTCCTGCCTTCTTTGGTATTAATACCGAGGAGTCTCCCGTAGGGATGTCCCCTAACTTTGCTTCCATTGCTGATAATTCTGTAATTGACAACCGTGGGCGCGTTGGCGCTCGTGAAGGTTTTCAACCTGTTTCTACCAACGGTGCGGCAGTGCTAGGGAGTAGTCGCGGCCTTGAAGGTGTTTTTGAGTTTACTAAGTTTGATGGTGGCGTTGTAGTCTTCTCAACAGGTAATAATAAAATATTTACAGGAACGACTACACTAGCTGCTTGTACTCTTCCCAACGGTTATAACATAACAGCAAACAACTGGAAGATAACGTCCTTTAACAACGACGTGTACTTCTTTCAAGCAGGACACGCACCTCTCAGGTCGGCAGTAGGAAGTTCTACTCTTGTTGCAATCAGCGGCGCACCTGCGGGTAATGAAGTCTTGGCAGCCTTTGGCCGTCTTTGGGTGGCTGATGTGGCGGGAGACAAACACACTGTTTCAGTCTCTGCTCTATTGGACGGCACTACATGGTCAGGAGGTACTAGCTTTACTATAAACATTACTCAGTTCTGGCCTCAAGGTTATGACGAGATTGTTGCCTTAACAGAACATAACGGCCTGTTTATCATCTTTGGAAGACACTCCATGTTGATTTACGATGGCGCGCAAGGTGCTGCGGGTTCAGGTTCTACAAGCGGCCCATCCACAGCAGGCTCTACTATATTCCTAAAGGACACCATAGAGGGCGTAGGATGCATTGAGAGAGACTCTGTACAGGCTACTGGTAGTGACATACTGTTCCTATCTAATCGCGGCCTAATGAGCTTAGGAAGGCTTATACAGGAGAAGTCGTTACCTCTACGTGATGTGAGTAAGAATGTACGTAGTGATTTGTTAGAGCTGGTTGGTTTTGAAAGCGCTCCTATTAAAAGTATTTACAGCCCTGATAATGCTTTTTATCTTTTGACTCTTCCTTCTAGTAATACTGTTTACTGTTTCGACGTTAGAACACCTTTGGAAGATGGGTCATTTAGAGCTACGACTTGGTCAGGCATCATACCTTTGTCTTTTTCGGACATAGCAAATGATGGGTTTTTCATGGGTATGTCTACAGGTCTTGTTAAGTACGGAGGTTTTCTTGACGGTACAGCTACTTACGCTATGAGTTACTTTAGTCAACCTTTAGACTTTGGCGATACTTCTATTGTTAAGTTTTTAAAGAAGTTTAACTTAACAATTATTGGAGGAGCCGCAACTACTGCTGTTCTTAACTGGGGTTATGACTACACTCAAAACTTTTCCAAACAGTCTTTTGGTTTTCTCGCGGGAAACATAGCACAATTCAACGTAGCAGAGTTTAACACAACAGCAGAGTACTCTGGTGGTAAAACTGTAAACACTCCCAAGGTAAACACAACAGGCTCAGGTAACGTAGTAACTATCGGTGTTACCTCCACAATAAATAACAGTGCTTTCTCAATACAAAAGATTGACATACTAGCTAAAACAGGACGACTACTATAATGAGCGACTATTCTCCAGATACTGATTTTGCAGCAAAGGATTCACTCCCTTCGGGTAACGCTGCTAAGATTATTAAAGGCTCTGAGTTTTCAGCAGAGTTTAATAACATTGCAACCATGAGTCAAACAAAAGCTGACGAGGCTTCCCCTACGTTTACAGGTACGGTTACTTTGCCGACAGTCGTCGCAGGAACTACAACGGTTACACAGTTAGACTTAATTGATAACAAAAAGATTCGGATAGGAACAGGCCAAGATTTAAAACTTTATCACAATGGTTCTAATAGCTATATTGAGGAAGCCGGTACAGGAAACTTACGTGTTCTCTCTAGTGTTTTTGTAGTTAAAAACCCTGCTGACAGCGAGACAATGATAAAGGCTACGGAAAATGACGCTGTAGAGCTTTACTTCGATAACGGTAAGAAAGTAGAGACTCTTACTAACGGTGCTAAAGTTACTGGTCAGTTTGTTGCATCTTCTAAAATAGGTGTTGGTATTGATTCTCCTGCTAAACCTTTACACGTTTTCAGTGCGGCAACGGACGTTGTTGGTAGGTTTGAATCAGGAGATGTAGGCGCAGGCGTAGAGTTTATTGACGCTACAACTACAGCTCAACTGAAAGTAGATGCAGGCACTTTAACAATTAACACAGACACTGCCGGTGCTGCTGCTGATTCAAACATAAGTCTTCGAGTTGACGCTACTGAAAAGTTTAACATCAGTGAAGTGCTTACTGTTAATAAGCAAAACATGCGCAACAACGACAATGTTAAACAGTCGTTTGGTTCTGGTGTTGACATGGAAATATCACACGTATCAAGTAATAACGTGAATACCTTCCAATCCAAAAACAACCGAACTATGGCTTTTAATGCTAACTCTTTATTAATAGGGAACCAAGACATTGACGAAGCTTATGCTGCGTTTACCAATGGTGGTTCAGTTGATTTATACTTTAACAATGGTAAGAAATTTGAGACAACAAACACAGGTGTTGAAGTTACAGGAGATGTCGATACAGACACTTTAGGAGTTACAGGTTTAGCTACTCTAGGCTCTTCCACAGTTACTGGTGTTTCTACTACAGACACACTAGTTGTAGATAAAGATGCTAATGGCGTAGCTGTTGAGTTTAAAAAAGATGGTACTGTATGTGGTGCTATAAGAGTTAGTCAATCGAGTGGGCCACAGGACATAACAATAGGTAACGGAAACGTATCTTTAAGATACTTCAACGGTTCAGGTGTAGTCGCCATTGCTCCTTATAAAATGAGCGATAACAGTGAAAATAATGGTAATGTTGATTTAGGCCGAGCTAATGCACAGTGGGATGACATCTTCTCAGTAAACGCTGTTACTACTTCTTCTGACCGCAATGTGAAACAAAGCATTGAGGAACTAACTGAAGCAGAAACTCGTGTATCTCAGGCTTGTAAAGGCTTGGTACGGAAGTTCAAGTGGAACTCAGCAGTAGAGAAGAAAGGCAGTGAAGCTCGGTATCACTTTGGTGTTATCGCTCAGGACGTACAGGCAGCCTTTACAGCCGAAGGTCTTGACGCAGGCGACTACGGTTTGTTTGTTAGCAATACTTGGGAAGATGAAAGTGGTGTAGAACAAACAAGACTTGGTGTACGTTACACTGAGTTACTAGCATTTATTATTGGAGGGTTGTAATATGTCTGTTTTAGGTGGTTTACTTGGAGGTGGTGCAGCTTACTATGCGGGTAAGGAAGGCATTGAGGACGCAGTTGAAGCAGGCGAGCTAGGATTAGCAACTGGCAGAGAGATAGGCACCGAAGCCGCAGGAATGGCTGAGTTTAGACCCTACACTGTCACTAGCGGATTAGCTACAGGAACAACTAATGCTGATGGGGGCTTAAACCTCAACCTATCTGATGCGGAACTAGCACGTCAGCAGCAGTACTTAGGTCAAGCACAGGACATGTTTGGTGGTCTTAGTAATAACGTAGCTGCGGGTTCACAGGCTATCTATGAGCAGATGAGAGCCGCACAGCGACCTGAAGAAGAACGTCAGCGCATGGCAATGCAACAGGGTTTGTTCTCTAGTGGTCGTGGTGGTGTACAACAAGGTATGTTTGGTGGTGGTAACGTTGAGACATTTGGCTTTGAAAAAGCACGTCAAGAAGCTATGCTTAATTCTCAGTTAGCGGCACGAGGTCAGTTTGGGCAAGAACAAGCTCAAATGTTACAAAGAGCGCAGGGCTTACAAGGGGCGGGTTATAACCCACAACAGCAAGCTATTAACTTATTCGGTGCGGGTAATGTTCCTGCTTCCTATGCTGATGCAGCTCGTCGACAGCAAGGTTCTTTGTATGGTCAAGGTGCGTCAGGTGGCTTAGAGAGCTTCATGGAAGGACAGAAGCAAGCCAATGAGTTACGTCAGATTCAAACAGAAGGTATGCTTACCGCCGCTACTGGGTACGTAAACCCCATTACTGGCGAACGCGCTCCTGGTCTCGTAGATTCTTTCTTAGGTCTCTTTTAAAATAGGATATTAATATAATGGCACAACAAGATTACGCAGGTTTGCTTACAGGTTTAGACACTAGACCTAGAAACCCTATGCAGGGGTTAGACAGAGAAGGCCGTATGGCTCAAAGAGCGCAGGGGTTTGCTAATAGAATGACAGGTGGTATGTTACAGGCCGCAGGTCAAGACCCAAGAACACCACAGCAACAGTCTAACGCGGCACTTAGCTCTCTTAACTTAGACACTAACGATAAAGTAGAGCAACAAAAAAATGTAGAGACTGTACAAAAAGTTGACCCAATGAAAGCACAGCAGTTATCTCAAATGTATAAACAGAAGAATGCAGGACTTGCTCAAACACAAGGGTTAATTAACACTGCTACTAAGTTAGGTCTGACAAGCACTGTAGAGCTTTTACAATCGGGAGGTTCTGCGGAAGATGCTGCTAAGTCTATCTACGAAGAACAAGAACGACGGACTGTAAACGAAGGGGGTCGTAAAGGTAAAATAGCTGTAGCTGAAAATAAGAACGCTAGTCCTAAGCTACTTGCTCAGATTAGGAATGGTCAGTTTGATGCGATGTCCGATGAGTTGTTTATGGAACAGCTAGAGGGCAAGAAAGCTACTCTTAAAGCTTTTAAAACAGAAGACGGTTCAATACAAAGCCGTAGAGTAGACGAGTCAGCTAACGTTTACAACGAAGCTTCAGGTAAGTGGGAGTCTCCTGTAACTCTAGGTCTAACCCCTGCTCCTGTAGTTAGTAAAGTGTTTAACCAGTCTCAAAACATTGCTGATAAACTAACAGGAACGCTTGTTGAAAACTTTGGTGAACTACACGGTTTAGCTAAGGATGGTCAAAAAATCCTTAACACTAATAACGAAAGTTTAGCAGCTTTAGAGGCAGGTATATACACAGGCTTTGGTGCTAACTCTTTGTTAGAGATTTCTCGTGTAGGTAAATTTCTAGGGCTGGTTCCTGAAAGTGTAGAAGACACTATGCAAGCTACTCAGACCTTCATGATTGAAAGAGCTAAGATGGTCTTGCCTCTTATTAAAGCTCTTGGTTCAGGCACTGGTATCTCGAATACGGATAGAACGTTTATTGCTAACATTGTAGCTGCTGAAGCCAGTGGTATTTCTTTAGATGAGAAAACCATTAGAAATATTATACGTATTGAAAATAAATATGCTAGTGATTATATTACCAGAAGTAACGGTGCTTTAGATACTTTAACTGGTATTGAAAGCTCAGGCATGAACACTGGGATGTACGACTCGTTGTACGTGACTACACCGGAAGCCTTTGTTCCGGCCCCTGCTCCTGTTGAAACGGGAGAGCCAACGTACACTCCTGAAACTGAAGCATTCTTAAGAAGTCAAGGTCTTATAAGGTAAGGTGTTTATGAACGAAGTAGAACTTAGAAGTGCAATTAAAAAGGCTATTGAGGCTAATGAAGTAGGGGTGGTAAATGAACTAACCCCTGTGCTTCAGAGAATGCAACAAGAACGAGAGGTTGGCGAGAGACGAGCTTCTGGAGAGTATGTCCCTGACCTTAATATGGGTACTTCTATTGCGGATGCCGGTGCTGCTATAGGCCAATCCGTAGAAGACCTTAAAGCCTTAGACATTCAACAAAGAGAACAACAAGCTCTGGGCAACATTAGTACAAGCCAGATGGCGGGCAATGTTTTTACTAAAGGCGGAGGCGATGTACTTAAAACTGCCGTTGGTGAAGGTATTAAATTGGCAGGTAAAAGTTTCTTAGTAAATGTTGTTCCTAATACTATAGAGAAGTTTGTTGCTGAAAAGGCAATATCAGCCGTTGACAGTTTAGCTAGTAATCCTGTGATTGACGGCTTTATGCGTAAGTTAGCCACGGCTGGCACTGGCGCTATGGAGATGTGGCAGAAGTTTAAGGAAGAAAACCCTAACGATGCTATTTCTATAGAAGGTATTGTCAACGTAGCGGAGTTTATTAATCCTCCTCCGTTACGTGCCCCTCTTAAAGCAGCGGCTAGACCTACGTTCTTAGGTAAGGCAGGGGACGCGCTGTACGAGTCAGGCGTTAAGAAGAAAACAAAAGCTACCCGTGAAGGATTACAGGAGCTTATTAGCCCTCTTGTTACCACTGAAGTTCAGAAAGACCAAGTTAGCCGTAGGGTAAAAAACAAGTATGGTACTTTTGTTGTCAAACCAGACGCGCAGGAAGAAGAAATAATAAGTGCTTTGATAGAGCTAGACTTGAATACAAACACAAGTTTAACTGAAAACTATCAAGCAATAACAAAAGCTGTAGACACTAAACGTAAGTTTTTAGATAAAAGACTTGGCAAATCAAAGGTACGTTTAGATAAGAATAAACTTATAAACGACCTTAAAGAAATAGCTGAGACTTTACAAGAAACTTCTCCTGCTTTAACAGGTGATGCTAGTACTGCTGCTAAGAAGATATTTAGACTGGCAGAGAAACTAATTAGAAAAGGAGACGGTTCCCCTGTTTCTATTCTAAGCGTGCGTAGAGAGCTTGACGCTGAGCTTGCGAAGTTAGGTAAGGTTGAGTATGGTGATGGTAAGCTAAGTGCCATACAAGTAGCCCAGCGTGCTATTAGAGACGAGCTTAACTTAAGAGTTGCGGAAGCTGTCCCTGATGTTGAAGTTAAAAAGCAGTTACGTAAAATGCACCTCTGGTTGAAAGGCTCTGATAATGTTTTAGATAAAGCAGGCCCAGAAGCTGACATGAAAGTAGGCCGTATAATGCAGAACATAGAAAGAGCTACAGGAACTCCTGCACCTAAGTCTGCAATGAGTAAGTACTTTGTTGCGTCTGCTGTTGCAACGGGAGCCGCCCATTACGCTGGTCTGTTGCCTACGTTTGCCGCCCTTGTGTCTACAGGAGCTGTTGGAGTAATGTTAGCCCGTGGAGCTGTTAGCCCGCGAGCGCGTAAAAGCCTGTCCAAGATTCTTAAGGAAGCCGACGTTGCAATAAGAGCTACCAAGAATGCTGACATGAAGAAAGCATTGGCGGCTGATAGGGCGTTTATTGTTGAACTTATGCGGTTACCTACTACACAAGCGGATGACCAACTAGAGGAAGAGGGTATTTAAATGGCTGATAGATATTTAAACTCTTACGACAAGACTATTGCTGATTTAGAGAGTAGAACTGACCGCAATGTAGCTGTCGACTACAACGCTATTCAGCCGTCTGTATTCGACAATAGAGGTAAGGTAGAGCAAGGGATTGCAACTACCTTGGGTCTTTTTGATGACGATGAGCGTAAGAATTTACAACGGGCGCGGAAATTGACGACTATCGGAGAGGTAGTCAACCCTGTTTATGGTGCGGGTATGGCAGCCGGTGATTTTGAGGACGCAAGGGCACGGGACGACAAACTAGGTATGGTGTTGTCGAGTGCAGGTGCTGTGCCTTTTGTAGGTAAGGGACTTAGAGCAGTAGGGGAAAGTGTTGCTAACGTTATCAACAGAACAGCGTTAGGTACACAAACTAACATTCCTAAGTTCTACAGTAGTGCTATTGAAGGTAAGAAAAACTTCCTAAAGGCTTTTGGTAACTCAGTTCCTGAGGCTATTGCAGAGAGCGTTGACCCTGCAAAAAGAGCATCTACCCGTGTACTCGGCATCCAGAATAAAAAACTAGATGATGTTCTAGGGGCAAAAGGGGAGGACGCTGAGTTTACAGCTTTTGCTATAGCCTCTGGTCAAGGAAAGGAAATGGGTGGTGGTGTCTTTAAAAACACTGCTCTGTTCCAAGGCCCGATTGCTCTTAACTATTTAGAAAAAGGTTTTGATGTAAGCGATACAGCCAGACTTGTTAACGCTGTAGGCAACGGATATAGAAGAGAAGCTACTGTTCCAGATGAAATAGCTGAAAGATATGCCGCTCACATCCCCGCTACTCATAAAACTAACGGGAAGCCTTTTGAAGTGCTTATGAAAGACCCTGACGGAGGCGGTGGCGGTAAAGGTTATATAGAAGGTGTAGGAGCAGGTGGCTCAGGCGCTCCTGTTGTACGTGCCTTCAGTACAGGGATGTCTGATAGGTATTTAGAAAAGACCGTCAACAACATGAGAAAAGCTAAAGGCTTGGAGCCGTTTGATAAACTACCGCCTGAGTTGGCTGTGGAGCTTGCTCAGATAAGCACAACGATAGACAATAGAGCTGTACATTACTTTCACGAAGCCGGTCTTCTTCCTCAAGGCAAGAAGAGAATGGTTTTCGAGTTGGATGCCGAAGGGAATAAAAAGGTAGGGCCGACAAGGATTAGCGAGAAGACAGGCAAACCTTTAAAACCTAAAGTTCTTCCTAAAGTATGGGCAAAAGACCCTGTTACTGGTGAAGGTATTTATGACTACTCTCCTGAGTCAGCTAATAAAGTTGCTGAGATGGTTCTCAAGGCTAGGTATGCTGGACATCTAGGTCTTCCCGCAGGTGGGGAAAAGATAAAACTTGTAGGTGACACCTTTGATGATTTACTTTACGGAACAGGAAAGGTAGAACCTAAGTTAAAAATGGCTCCTGTGCGGGATGGCGATAGGCAGGTAGTAGGCGGCAACCAAATAAGCGACATTAAAAAACCTAGAGGTTATTTTGCAGTTCAACAGTCCTTTAGCTCAAGACAGCAAGAACTAGGCGGAATGAATGCGTTTCTGGCTATAGACCCTTACAACGAGAAGATGTACACAGGTCTGAGCGATGGTCACGACATCTTTGGTATAAACCCTATAGGAGGTCACGGTGTACTAACAGTTCAACCTTTAATCGCCCACTCATATAGAGGCGAGCAAAAGTTTGTTAAAGACATACAAGGAAGGCTGACTCCAGATAGACTAGAGGCTGCTTCTAAGCGCGTTGAGTCGATAACAGGAGTGGCTAGGACAGCGGAGGAGGCTGATATGGCAGACCCCTACTTTAAGGCCAAACAAATGGCTTATAATAAAAGAGCCATGAATGACTATGAACCTAAAGTAACACAGGCTGATATAGATGCAGCTAACAGTAGCATCACTAAGTTAGAAGCAGCCAAAGTTATTGGCAAAGGAACAGCAGTAGGCGCTACAACAGTGGCAGGAGTAGGGATGCTGTCAGCAGCAGAAGAAGAGGAATAAACGAAGGGGCATTGCGCCCCCAAGTTTACTTTTAGTTGATTACACGTAGTATTACACCGTATATTGTTACTTATTTAAACTATTTCACAAGCACCGCCGGTACACGCTAACTCCTGTGAGCCGGTTGTGTTGTCTTCCTGCTCAAAGTATTGCAGGTCATTCCAGTTAATATCTTTTGGCATTGATGCTAGTAGTTCAGTATATTGCTCAGCACTGATGTCCTCATAAGGAGCTTGCTGATACGTATGTTCACTTACAGGCAACAAACTAATACCACTACACAAGTCAAAGTTATCCCATATCCACTGAGCTACCTGAAGGAACTCGCTGTCAGTGTAGTATACTGTGATACTTGGCTTATGCTCACACCAACTATTCTGGTACATCTTCCAAAGCTCTAGCTGATGCATTGCACCTACATCACTGACCGTCACACTGGTCTCTGGTGCTTTGACAGGGAAGCTAAACACTGATGAGGATTCAGACATAACGTCATCCTCTACAGGGAACCCTGCTGTCTTCATAAAGACTGCTAAGGGGTCTTTCTTGTCCGAACGTACACGTCGAATGTAATGCTTAGAAAACCGAGGGTGAATGCCACTAGCACTGTCAACAAGCTGAGACACAGTACCGCTCGGCTTAACAGCAGTAACGGCAGTAGACTGATTAATGCCAAGCTTCTTAGCCCACTTCTTATTAGTTGCAATCGCGACATCCCTTACAGCCTCCAAGACTACTTCACAGTGTGGTGAGTTAGGTGTGCTTAACAGTTTGTTGTCCATGATACCTGTCATGCTCACGCCTAGCAACGCCTCTTCCTCAGTGTTCTTCTTCCAGATGTTACGTAAGTATCTGAAGTCAGTCAAGGTCGCCTGTAGTGTGCCGATGATGGCTGCTACTTCCGCCTTAGCTTTCAACGTCTCTTCCGTGTCATCCTCTCGTACTACAATCTCTGACAAGTTACAGAACTGATTACTGCGTAGGATAATCTCAGAGCAAGGGTTAGTACCAAAGTCATAAGTAGGGTCTCGACGACCATTCCTAGCTGCAATCTTCTGTGCTGCTATACGACTAAACAAACCACGTTCACCTGACTTAGACTCATACAACGTCTGCATCTCGTTGAGGAACGCTTGGAAGTCTGGCTTCTCTGTGTACGCTACGCTGTTGTTAGCCAGTCTACGGTGTCCGTCATTCTCCCACCACGCCCCTGACTTAGCCTTAGCCATACGGCCATCGGAGAGGTTTGACAAGCTAATCAAAGCTGAACGTCTAACACCACCAACAACTACAATGTCTGCAACCTTACATACTACATCGTGACACTCAATGGATGTCAGCTTACGTCCCTCTGCCTTACGGAAGACATCAACACAGAAGTGGAACAAGTCATCGAGAGGCTGTGGGCCTGACGCTCGACCACCAAAGGTCTCTAAGCGTTCGCCTGCACCACGTACCTGACTCATATCCCACTTAGGTATCTTACCTGCGTACAGCATAGCGATAAGCTCACGGAACGCTGATGCCCATCCTACCTTACTGTCTCCTACCACAATTGTTGTGTCAGTCTTATGGAATGACTCTGCAACTACAGGCAGCTTAGTAATGAAGTTACGTTCAACACTGAACCCTACACCAGTACCGCACATCAGCACGTACATAAGCTCGTCAAAGCTACGTGGTGAGTCAATGGCTAGGTAACTACAGTTGAAACCGGCTACGTTGTCCTTGTCTAGTGCTACACCGGCTGTCATTAAGCAGCGCATTGATGGCATGACTTCCAAGTTGACAATAGAGTTATACAGTTTCTTGGCCACTTTACTGTCAATCTGTCCACGTTTTGTCCAGAAATCGACATAACGTTGCACTGTTTCTTCCCACGTCTCCCGACGACCTTCTTCCTTCATCCATCGTGCGTAACGTGACTTGTGTATAAACTGTTGGTACTTATCCATTCTTCTTTTTATCCTTATCTTGTTTGTCTTTGCTCTTCTTACCGAAGATAGCATCAAAGTTGTTTTCGTATTTCTTCTTGTCGGTAGGTCTCACTGTTGAGCCTTTACCACCGTGGGTTTGTCCCTGCATTTTTGTTTTTTCTCCATTTGTGGGTAGGTGCCGATTGCTATCTGCCAGCAGGACACGTAGAAGTCTATAATCTCGTCTTTGTGTTCCCAGCAGATAACCGCAGGGACATAGACAGGAGAGGCAAGGAAAGTCAGTAAGGCGTAAAACCTCATCTTATTGTTTTTTGACATTACTCTACCTCCTCAGTCAGTCGTTCTAAGTACCACTGTGCTTTCTTTAAGTCTTCTACAGGCTTACCCTTGTAGTCATAACGCCAAAGGTACTTCATAGCGTTACCCTTCAGGTAGCCTTTGAACTCTGTGTCAGACATGCTGGCTTCAATAGCTTCGATACATTCCACAGAACCAGCGTTGTAATGCATTGGGCTTTCTACAGGGTCATCGACTGAGGGATACTCTAAGTACTCTTGCCTGTCGTCATCCTTTAGTTCTTGCTTTGCCATTGCACCGTACTTCTTACGTAACATGTCCCACATCTCGGGTGTTGCTTTATTAATGCTCATAAGAATCCTCTCTATGTCTAAGTAGTCTATCTTCAAATGCTTCCAGTAAGTCTTCACCGTTTATCTCCAGCACTTCCAGTATTAGTATCTCGTCGTGGTCACGTAGGAACTGTTCCTTGTATTCTTCAAATGACATTTTTATCTCTCACATACTGTAATAGTTCAGTCGTAGTTTTTACAGTGTAGCATTTGAAGCCTTCCTTCTCGCACCACTGCCCCATGTTCATCTTGCTGCCCTTCCGTACCTTCTTTAGAGGGTCTGACAAAACAAACACTAACTCCCACTCAGGCATTGAATCTCGGATGGCGGTGTACTTTTGTGTGTCGCCTACCCTGAAGTATCCCTTAGCCTCGATGAGTATTTTCTTTTCGTTGTGTACAAAGTCTGGTACGTACTTACGATATGTAACATAAGGCAGTCTAAACGGTTCGTATAAAAAGTCGCTGGTTAGTTTGTCATTAAGGGCTGACTCTAGGCCAGACCTAAATTTCTTCTTTTTAGTCATTAGAATTTAAGCTCCTGCACGTTTGGCTCTTTAACTACCTTGCATAAATACTTTGGAGCGTATGAATAGTTGTAAAGCTTTAACTCTGGATAGCAGTGTTTTTTGTATTGGCAGTAGGAGCATCCAATAGCCAGTTTTAAGTTTCCTGACTTGCCATCTGGTTGTGGCGTATAGCACACTGCCGATGGTTCTGGACGCTCTGCGAGCTTTTTTAGATGTTCTACTCTCTCTTCTACCGTACCGTGAAATGCCTCGTAAGCCTTAAACTCTTTACCGTCCATATTATATTTCAAGAAGGTTAAATGTCCGTTTGTTTTATCAATAGCAAGCCAACCAATGTCACGAGTCTTCTCTGAGTGTGCGTAGGCTCTAATCTGGTCTACGTAACCAAAGGGGTCATCGTTGAGTATGCTGCCTTCCTTAAACTTTTTAAAACCAAAAGCGCTGGCTGACTTAACGTCTGTCACTATACCGTCTATCTTGCAATCCATGTGACCTACAATACCACCTACCTTACACACCTTCTGTTCGTCGGTGACGCTGTGTCCTGCCATACGTGTGAGAAACAACAACATTTCTTCCACCATGTGACCGTACATAAACTTTACATAAGTGTGTGGTTCAATCTCTTCCTTATCTGTACCGTGTATGTGGTTCCAGAGGTATTTGTCAGTGCGTCCAATGTTAGACAACCTAAGCGTCCGATTGTCCTTTCGCTTCTCTCTGCCAAACTCTGTACGCATTAGCTCTTTAATGTTCTCTCCGTACTTCTCAATCTCCGCCTCTACGTTTACTGATGGGTCTGCATCTTTTGTTTTCATCAGGGCGTATATATCGTCTACTAGAGTCTCAGTTGCTTTCATCTTCTAATTCCTTGAATCCTTGTATGGCTGCCGGTAAGAACAGTTTGTTTAACGGTATCAGGTGCATCCTGCTTGCGTTGTTGTCACCACCTGAGACTGACCTAAACTTATTAGCTTTGATTATCTTACGAAGTACTGAAGTCTCGAACACCAAGGTACAGTACTCTTCCTCTCCAACACACAGGTTATGGAACCAGTAGTCAGACTCTGTGGCTTCAATCCCTGAGGGCTTACCCCACGACTGATACTCGATACAGATGTTACCAGTCTTCTGCCACATCTCCTTTTCCGACTTAACTTCTATCTTCTTGTTCTGTAGCATATCGGCAATCTTATCTTCCCGTACCTCACCGTATGCTAAATCTAAGTCGAACTTCTTTCTGTCACTCTTAGTGGGTTTCACTCCAGTCTCCTCCGACTTGGTACTCTCCTGCCAACGGGCAGTTGAGGTTGTAGTAGTTTCCTGCCGCTTCAATGCAAGCAGTTGCGAGCCATCCAAACCTTTCTGCGTCCTTCTCTGCGACCTCCGTCTGGATTTCATCGTGTATGTTACCTATAAATTTATAATCAAGTTTATGTGCAGTTGCGTACTCATCTAACAGAACCAGTGCTTTCTTCATAACGATAGCCCCTGCGCTCTGTAGTAGTGTATTCAACGCCGCGTGTTCTGACCGTACAGCGACCCTTCTTCCATCCAATCCAAGAAGGAAACCTCTTCGACTAGCAATTGCAACTCGTTCTCGTAGCTTTCTAAGAGCTGGCGTATTGTTAAGGAACTTTTCTTTAAGTCGCTTACCAGCGCCTGCACTTCCTCCAACGATACTTCCGATTTTACTATCTCCTGCTCCGTACAGGAAAGCGTAGATAAAAGTCTTTGCTTGGTCTCTAGTTGCAATGCCCGCAGCCAACTGGTTTGCCGTGTGAATATCTCCATTGAGAATTTCATTAGTGTATCCCTCGTCATTCATGTAATGAGCAAGCATACGTAACTCTAAGCCGCTTGCATCCATACCTACTAGCTTGTAACCTTTAGGTACTATCCATACCTCTCGACACTCTTTGCCGTAGGGTGAATACCCTGCCGGAACCTGACCCATGTTTGGGCTAGAGTGTGTCATCCTGCCGGTTACTGCGCCATTGGGATTAACATAACCATGTACTCTACCATCATCCTTAACAGCGTCTAACCAGCTCTGAACCTGTGCAATCCGCTTCTGTACCATAAGGTACTCACCTATCAGCTCCGCTTCCGGTATACCCTTTACCTTTCTAAGAACGCCTTCGTCAACGATTGGCTGTCCTTTCTCTGTAAAGGTCTCTGGAACCCATCCGAAATATTGTAGGTAACGTCCTATCTGTTGACGTGAGCCTAAGTTAAACTCTGGATAATCCAGTCTGCTGAATGGTGCTGTTGCTGTTGTCCACTGTTCCCCTAAGAACTTCAGGCCGACTATTGAGTAACTGCCGTCCTTCTTTACCTTAGGTGTTATCTCCTTAATGAATGTAGGT